CCTAAAAAATTCTGTTCTAAGAAATCTATATCAAGTGCTGTTGCCCAAGCACTTTCTTCTTCCTCTAAATAATCTTTCTCTAACTCATCAAATTGTAGAAAGTCAATATCAAGTGCATCTGCAACTTCGATATAATCTGAGGCATTCATCTCTCTTGTTATCTCACTAGGTCTGGCAATAATCAATAGATTGTTTATCATATTTTCATCTAGACCTAATATAACAGGTTTCATAGGTGTACTAGAAACTGTATCAACAACAGTTGCCTGAAATGCCTGAGATAATATAACTTGGCCTGCATCTGACTCTACTGATATCTCACCCACATAACAATTACCATTTGTGTCGCAAGATGGCAATAATATAATTGTAGAACTACCTAACTCATCTACGGTCATAGAGAAGTCTGTACCTCTAACACCTATTGTTGCTGTGGGTGTTGTTATCTTTATACTTGTAGGATTGTTTTTAGCAATTTGACCTGAGGCATATCTTACTGTGCCTAGACTTGCCTTTAGTGATAGTTTACCTGTCTTTTTATTAGGGTCGTAAACAAATTCGTCTATGACAAGTTTAGAGTGTTCGGTAACATCAACACGAGTCGTATCAATAAACTGAATTGCTGTTTTACTTTTTGCTGTTCTGATTGTATCGTATGAGAATATATCTAAGTCAACCTCTGAGGCGACATCTTCACCTATTTTTCTTTCAATAAGACTTTCGCCCTCTTGTATTATGACATTACCTATACTTGCATATAAATCTCTTGTCGTAAAAAAAATGGCGCCGATACCAAGTACCAGCACCATAATTCTTATCAACAATTTATTCATTAGTCTCTTTGTATAATGTCTATATCGTGATTATCTCCTGAAGTTGTTAGATTTAACATATTATCATTTACTCCAGATTGTGTAATGTCAACATCAGCCGTACTACCTGTGTGGTTATGTATGAGTGTGTGACCATTTATATCTCCGTTACCATCAATATCAATTAAGTAATTATTTGTATCACCATTAACTGTAAGTGTTAGAATAGCACTTGTACCATCTATTGTAGCAGCAATAACATTTGAATCAGAACCAGAAGCACCAGTTATATTAACTGTAGCATTATTCGCTGATGAAGTTTCACCGATATCTAAATCAATATCTTGCGAACTACCTGTCCAAGTTATGTTTGCAGTAGCAGTGCCACAACTTGAATTACTTCCACCACTATCACAATTAAAGTCAATGTTATTCGAGTTACCAGTTATCTCCCAAGTACCTGTGTAGTTTGCACCATTAATATCAAAAGTAATAACATTCGAGTCACCTATTTGTTTGATATCAAAATTTGTTGTTGCACCGATTACACTTGACGAGGTTGTAGAATTACCGATAGTGTTATTTTCACCATCTTGTAATATATCTAAATCTAGAGTATCACCAGATTGTGTAATATAGATATCGTTTGCATATGCTGTACTAATCATCATAAACATAATTAGTATTAGTTTTTTCATTTATAGTTTCCTTTAACCGTTTAATTTAGAAGGTCTTAATTTAGTTTTCCACAAACCTTTAATCTTACCCTCATCTAGTATTTGTAATATACAATGCTCTATTGCCGATCTCAATGCATAATTGACTGGTTCGTTTACGGCAACACCAGTCTCTAATTCTAGTGCCTTTGTACCTAAATCTAAAAATCTAAATACATCTCTGCCAGTTTTATAACTCGCAATAGATTTTGTTGACGATACAGCGATCATAACTTCACCTGTATGTACTGACACAATTCTCATAGATACAGTTACCTGATCTACTCTATATTCTTCGTGTATACCTATGCCAAAATATCTTGCACCGTCACCACCACTCTCAACATTTGCGTCATAACCTACAACAGCACCCTCAAATATTAAACCAGCAAATAGCATAGGTTTTAATACTGATTTACCTCTTTCTTCTCCATCATATAATTCAGTTGTTGATCTAATTAATTGTCTTTCTTTTACTAAGTTATCAAGACCTTCTCTTTCAACAACTCTAAACCAAGTGCCTTCGCCAGTCTCTTTGAGTGCTTGTATCACCCAATTAGCAGATCCTTGAGATACTGCCATACTTAACTGAGAAAACTTAGTGTTGGGTTTTCTTTGACCAGTCTGATCTAAGAATTCATATACAGCAACTGTAATAATTTCTTGATCTAAGTGGTCGTAATACTTCAATATTTCACTAGTAGGCGTACCGTATGCCTTAGGTGGTTCTTCTTTATATGGGAAGTCACCTGGTACAGTAGCACAACCAGTCAACAGCAATACTAAGAATACAATAACTGCTTTCATTAGAATACAAAGTCGCCTACAGGAACAGTCATTGTGGTAATTGCACCAGCAGTATCAGTTATTGTTAATGTAATATTTCCTGTTGTTGTATCTTTGATCCAGTAGATTGTAGATCCTTCAACATCTGCCGTACCACTAGTCGGGCAGGTTGTAGTCTCACTATCGCAAGAAGTACCGAACATATTATCTACTAACTGTTTTGATAAGTTAGCATATATTCTACTCTCAACATTCTTTATAAATTTATTGATTGTAGTATTATTTTCTTCTCTCTTTGCGGCTGAGGCAGCAGACTTAGCATCATCTTTTGCATCTTTCTTTCTTTGATGTTGTAGTTGGTCTACACTCAAAGCGTGAGTGCCATATCCAACACCACTAAATGCTGGATTGTGAAATCCAAACTCTAATTCTGAAGCGCCAACATATTTGATTGTGTTATCAAATGCCCACCCAAGTATCCATAATAACACAGCACCGAATAACACTACTTTTAATAGTGTTTTCATACTACTATTTATAATTTTTACTTGCGGTGAATTTTCTTTTTTTCGAGGTTTTCTTTTAATTCGATTGTCGTTTTGACTTTAGATTTCAACCTAATAATATCATTATCGAGCATACGAATACGATCTATAAGTGCTATTAGGACAGTATTTGCCTCACCTAATTTCACCTTGATTTCGGTAGTAATAAATGTGTATATAAAATAGATGAAGTATGCCATCGCAACAGCAGCCAACATTGGAAATCCATAATCTTGTAATATGCCTACAAAGTCCATTAGTCTCGCCTTGCATCTTTCTTACCATCAGCACGAGCAATTCTTTCCTCATCTGGTGGCACATCTAAAGTGTGTGAAATTAATAAATCAAGTTTGATTACATCATTATTAATGTTTCTAACTCTATTATCTAATTGTGTGATTATGGCGTGCATAGTTTGTACTTGACCTATGACTGAACCTAGAATATATCTAAGAATAATATAGATGAACACCCCCATAGCAAATGAACCTGCTACGGGGAGTCCGAATTCTGCTAGAATAATTAAGAACTGTTCCACTTAGATTTCTTCCCATTCTTTTTTAAGTTTTAAATCTTCGTATTTTAACTTATTACGATTGGGTTTCTTCTTGTCGGGTACAAATTGTGTACGCCTTCTATCAGTTTGTAATAGAGCTTTCGCAACAGGATTATTCTTTAACTTATTCATAGCAATATTTATATCAGTCTCTATCTAAAGAGTCTAACTCATCATCTTCAAGACCAAGTTGTTTAAAGAATGATTTAACTTCTTTACCTTTATCATTGTACAAATCTGCTAATCCTTTATCAACTAGATTATATGAAACTGATTCAGCAGTTTTACCTTTTAACATTGGTTGTAGGAAGTATTGTTGATTCTTTTTATCTTTACCTGTACCAACAATTTCTTTTATTTTGTCTTGTACATCAATAGAATCTATTACTCTAACATCAGGTTTTTGACTAGCAGCTAAATAATGTGCTAACCCAATTAATAGTGTAACCGACATTGTTTTCTTATCATCCCAAGTTTTTCTAATTATAGTTGAAGCAGTTTTCAAAAACCTTTCTTCATAATCAGCATAATGTTTTAAAAAGAAAGCAAAGCCGCCTAACTCGTAAGCATCAACATCAGGATTAACTCCTTCTATATTTAACTTACAAGTTTTCATAACTTCTAAAGTTTCTAATGCCTTTGGTCTGTTACCAGTGACCTGCGATTTAAATAATTGCCCAGCATTAATTTTAGTGGCCTGTCCATTTCTTAACTCAAATTTATTTGCCTCAATTTCTTTTTCTTTTGATGGTTTTAGACCTTTATCGTGTGTAAATGTAGAGTCAGGAATTCTAGTACAACCAGCAATACACGCCATTATAGCTCTATGAAAGCCATCCCAACAGAACAGTCTACCATCATTTCTTTTAGCCAAATCTATGTGACCAGCAGCAGTTTTGTCGTAACCATCTTGATCAAGTAATCTGTTTAGTATTTCTTGAATTCTTAATTTTCTTTGATAAGATAAATCAATATAGATTTCATCAACGGGTGTACCCTCTTTATAATCATCTACTGGATTTAATTTGCTTATTGTTTCTTCTTGAAAATTGTCTATTTTTTTTATGATATTAACAATGTCTATTAATTTCACAATGCCCGACATAGCACTTATTTGCCCAAAGGCTTCTTGTTTCTTCATTGTATTCTCCTTGAATTTGAAGTGTGCGTACCTTTCACCATGAAAGGCTTAACACAATTATATATAAGGTGAGGGCGCCTAAGCGCCCTCGGTATCACAAAAACAGGTGGAGAGAATTACTCCTCTTCCGCTAATTTGCTGAAGTAGGACAGCGTCTCATCATCATCAACGGAATCGTTTGACGAAGAACCCGCTACTGCTTCTGGTGATACATCTGGCGTTTCTGATATGGAAGGTGGGGTAACCATATCTTCAACTGTGCCAGTGCTTCTAGAACCTGTCAACACTTTATCAAGTTTGCTTTTCAGCTCATCATAAGACTTAAAGTTTGACGCCTCTAGAAATGGTTTTAACGGATATTGTTTAGTCCATATGCCTTCAATAGTCTCATCATTATCCGCAATAGGTTTAGGTGAATCAAATTCTGATTTATCATAATTCCAGAATCCGTCTACCTTTCTGATCTTCAATTTAAAGTCTGCACCTTCCCAGAAATCGAATGGGTTGATAGGTTTCTCATCTTCAAATTGAGGTTGCATTTTGTCAGTAATCTTATCAAATATTTTCTTACCGAATTTAAATAGTTTTACTTGACCTTCGTTCTCAGGATGTTTAGGGTCTGAAACAATAAGAACATTTGCATAGTAAGATAGTTTTCTTTTTCTCTTACGAGCAATTTCTTTATCTGCTTCAATACCTGAATTCCAAAGACGACTGTTTTCTTCACTAACTGGATCTTTTTGATTCATTGTAGTTAAAGAGTTCTCAATGTACCAACCACCAGGGCCTTGAAATGCGTGTGACCACATTTTAACCCAAGGTAAATCTTCATCTTTAACAGCAGGTAAAAATCTAAGAACGGCATAACCATTCCCAGTTTTATCTAGTTCTGGTTTCCAGAACCTGTCATCAACATAAGATTGTTTGGTGTTTGAGGATACACCACTAAGTTCTTTAGTGAGTGCGTCTAGATTTGATCTTGACCTTTTTAAGGCCGCTATACTTGTATTCATTGTATGTATTCTCCGTATTGTTGTATGTATTAATCTTATCCACTTTATTCATCATATAGTAGTATTTATAAGGACTTTACTTGTCCGCCATAAATAGTTTCGCCACCTTGAGTAACCGCAAAGGTTTCTACCATCGTAGCATTTTGATCGAGTTCGTTTAGTTCTCGACAAACTTTTATCAGTCCTTCTTTATCGTCTGAAGTTAAGATAATTCTTCTATTTCTTTCACTTTCTAATGTGTACATAGTCCACTCTCCTTATTAAATATGATTCTATTATAACACCTTTTTTAAGGTTTGTCAAATATTAATCCTATCTAATTCATCAAAGAATTGCATATTACCTCTTAACCAATAATTGGCACCAATCATAAGTCTTGGTTCGTCAGATTCATTTGGTGTGGTACTATGATGAACCCAACCAGGAAATATAATTACATCACCTGACATAACTGGTATTGACCAATTGGTAGCACTCCATTCATTAAACTGAGTATATTGAAATCCCATTCTATATTCTTTTTGCCAAGTGCTTTTACCATCTGGTGCTTGTAATATTAAATTACCAGAGTCAGCCCTAGGATAATAACATACAGAGAATATTGTATGAGCGTGATTGTGTGCTGGATGATTAGACCCTTTATGATTTACAGTTAACCAACTTGCTTGTACTTCTAATTCATTTGTACACATCATAATATTATCTCTAAAATAATAAGCGTGTGTACTGATAAGTTCTTTAATCTTTTCTAATTTAAGATTATCTAAAAAGCGACCCCTCTCTACAAATACATTAACAGATTTACTGGCCTCATCTGTATTTTTTACATAATCATTAATATAATCTTTTGCTTCTGGTGTAAAATTGCTGTATGTGTAATTTGTATTTACTTTATAAACAGGAACACCCCATAGATTATTAAAAACTGTCATTCCTCGCCTTCATCTACATTGAAAGACCTATATGCTTCTGGTTTAAGACCATCAATTATACTTTTAATCATAACCTGTTTAGTTAGTGCTGTTGCACCATCTTCATCATTGATCTTTTTTATCTTTTTTATTTTCTCTCTTAATCTATGAACCTCATTTTGTAGTTCTAGATTATCTTGCTCAAAAGTATATATGCTTCTATCACCTATCATTTATTTTCCTCTTTATTATCATTTTCATTTTTGTTAAATTATATCTTAGAAATGGTTTATAGTTCATCATTAATTTATATTTCTTAGGCCAGATAACATTCTCTTTTATTTGTTTGTTAAATTGTTTTGTATAACCTAGAATATCATTTAAGATAATCATAGTTTCTAATGTTATCTTAGAGGCAAGAAATAATTTGACCAATGGTGGGTGTTGGCCTTCTTTGACTTTGAAAAGGTCGTCAAATTTGATTCCTTTCTCCTCAATGAATTCAAATAAAGTATCAATATCGCCTTGGAATACATAACTTAAACTCTCTATTCGTTTTCGCCATTTGTCATAATTTTCACTAGCAGTTTTTCCAATAACATCACCAATCCAAACATTATCACCATTAATGAATCCACTAACAAAATAATCAACGCAATCGTTATTGCTATAAGACCTCGACAACTTGTGAAAAAAATATCTATCACGCCGTTTAGTAAATGTTTTGAGTCTCGCTGTTGTCTTGCCATTGTGCTTAAAGTAGTCATACGATTCTGAAGTGAAGTGAAGCTTGACTGCAAGGTAGATTTTATAGACATCAAATCCATCCATTCTATACGGGCAGTCTGCCCATCCTTTCTTTCAATAATCTTAAATCCATAGCATTAACTTCTAGTTTTTCTTTTAATGATTTATTAATCATCTTACCCATACCTGACGGGTCAATATCATTATCTTTACAATACATTAATACGGCTTCCCAATGAGTAACCTTTTTGTTTCTTACAGTATTTTCTATAAGAAGTGCAAATTTATTAGGTGTTATTATTGCCATTAAAGTTTTCTATTGCTTCTTTTAATTGTGGTAGATA